CGCCCCGGCGAAGCATTGCGGGATCATCCTCGACGACGGCCGTTTCGTCCATTCCTACGAGCGCACCGGCGTGGTCGCCATGCGCTTCGATCGCGCCTGGCGCCGCCGCGTGGCGTTCGCCTTTCTCTTCCCGGAATCCGCCTGATGGCTTCGGTTGTCCTCAATGTCGTCGGCGGCGCCGTCGCCGGCCCGATCGGCGCCGCCGTCGGCTCGATCATCGGTGCGGTGATCGACAGCCGCATCGTGGCGGCGCTCACGCCCACGCAGCGCATCGAAGGCCGGCGCCTTGAGGATGTGCGGGTCACAACATCGACCGAAGGTGCGGTGATCCCGCGCGTCCATGGCCGCATGCGGATCGGCGGCAACGTCATCTGGGCCACCGACTTCCGCGAGGAGCGGCGCGTCACCCGCCAGGGCGGCGGCGGCAAGGGCGGCGGCGGTGGCGGTGGCGGCGTCGAGGTCACCGAGTATTTCTACTTTTGCAGCTTTGCCGTGGCGCTGTGCGAGGGTCCGATCTCCGGGATCGGCCGCATATGGGCCGACGGCAAGCCGTTCGACGTGCGCGGCGCCGTCTACCGCGTCCATCGCGGCACCGAGGACGAAGACCCTGATCCGCTGATCGAAAACATGATGGGCGCGGGCAACGCGCCGGCCTATCGCGGCACGGCCTATGTCGTCTTCGACGACCTCCCGCTCGAAAAGTTCGGCAACCGGATTCCGCAGCTCTCCTTCGAGGTGTTTCGGCCGCTCGACGATCCCGAATCCGCCGAGCAGGTCATCCGCAGCGTCAACATGATCCCCTCGGCCGGCGAGTTCGTCTATGCGACCGAGCCGATCCTGCGCGGCGCCGATGGCGAAACGCGCGCCGAGAACGTCAATTCGTCGGAAGGCGAGCCGGACTTCATCGTCTCGCTCAATCATCTCGAAGCCGTCGCGCCGAACGTCGAATCCGTGGCGCTCGTGGTCTCGTGGTTCGGCACCGATCTTCGCTGCGGGGAATGCCTGATCCGGCCGGGCGTCGAGGTCGCATCGAAGGTCACGACGCCCAAGGGCTGGTCGGTGAACGGCGTAAGCCGCGCCGCCGCGCATCTCGTAAGCCGCCTGCCCGGCACCGACGATCCCGCCTACGGCGGCACGCCGGCTGACTTCGCGGTGGTGCAGGCGATCAAGGAACTGAAGGCGCGCGGCTATCGCGTGACCTTCTATCCCTTCGTCCTCATGGACGTGCCCGCCGACAACACGCTGCCCGATCCCTGGTCGGACAACGCCGCTGCGATCGGCCAGCCGCGCTATCCCTGGCGCGGGCGCATCACCTGCTCGCCGGCGCCGGGCTTTGCCGGAAGTCCGGACAAGTCCGGCGCGGCCGCCGCCCAGATCGCCGCGTTCTTCGGCGGCGCGCAGCCGTCGGATTTTCTTGTTTCCGGCGAAACGGTTTCGTGGATCGGCGATCCCGACGAGTGGGGGTTTCGCCGCATGGTCCTGCACTATGCGCATCTCTGCGCGGCGGCGGGCGGCGTTGATGCCTTCCTGATCGGCTCGGAGCTGCGCTCGCTCACGCAGGTGCGTTCGAGCGCCGACGCCTATCCCACCGTCCAAGCATTCCGAGACCTTGCCGCCGACTGCCGGGCGATCCTCGGATCGCAAACCAAGCTGAGCTATGCGGCCGATTGGTCGGAGTATTTCGGCCACCATCCGCAGGACGGCTCGGGCGACGTGTTCTTTCACCTCGATCCGCTCTGGGCGGACTCGAACGTCGATTTCGTCGCCATCGACAACTACATGCCGCTTTCCGACTGGCGCGACGGCTTCGGCCACGCCGACGCGCTCGCCGGCTGGCGCTCGATCCATGATCGCGAATATCTCGAATCGAACATCGAGGGCGGCGAGGGCTTCGATTGGTACTACGCGAGCGCGGCCGATCGCGACGCGCAGAACCGCACGCCGATCACCGACGGCGCCTACGGCAAGCCGTGGGTCTTCCGCGTCAAGGACGTGCGCGCGTGGTGGTCGAACCTGCACTTCAACCGCCCGGGCGGCGTTGAGAGCGGAACGCCGACCGCCTGGGCGCCGCAATCGAAGCCGATCCGCTTCACGGAAGCCGGATGCCCGACGGTCGATAAGGGCACGAACCAGCCGAACGCCTTCGTCGATCCGAAATCGTCCGAAAGCGGACTGCCCTACTATTCGCGCGGCGCGCGCGACGATTTCATTCAGCGCCGCTATGTCGAGGCGCTCTATCACTACTGGTCCGCCAACAATCCGATCTCCTCCGTCTATGGCGGCCCGATGATCGAATTGGGCGAGCTCTCCATCTGGACATGGGATGCGCGCCCCTATCCCGCCTTCCCCGGCCGCGCCGATGTGTGGGGCGATGTCGAGAACTGGCGGCTCGGGCATTGGCTGAACGGCCGGCTCGGCGCCTCGGGCCTCGCCGCGCTCGTCCGCGAAATCTGCCGCCGCGGCGGCCTGCCGGATTCCGAGATCGACGTGGCGCGGCTTGCCGCGACGGTGCCGGGCTATCTGATCGATGCGCTCGAAAGCGCGCGCGGCTCGATCGAGCCGCTCGCACGCTTCTACGGCTTCGATGCCGTCGAATCCGACGGCGCCATCCGCTTCGCGCCGCGCGGCGGCATGCCGGTGGCCGTCATTGGACCCGATGACCTCGTCGCCGCGCGCCGGCGCGAGGACGAGGACATCGAATTCACCCGCTGGCAGGAAACCGAACTGCCGCTCGCCCTGAAATGGCGGCTCGTTCGCGCCGACGAAGAATACGAGGGCATGACGGTGGAGGCGCGGCGGATCACCGTCGATACCGCCCGCATCCGCAGCGAGAATTTCCAGATCGCCGCGCCCGGCGCCGAGGCCGATGCGCGCTGCCGCCGGGCCTTGTTCGAAGCCTGGATCGAACGCGAGCAGGCGACCTTCGCGCTTGCGCCGTCGCGGCTCGCCCTGGAGCCGACCGATGTCGTGCTGATCGAGCACGACGGCCGGCAATTGGAATTCCGGCTGCGGTCGGTGGCGGATACCGACTCGCGCGCGATCGAGGCCGTGCGCACCGACGCCGTGATCTACGGCGCAAGGCCGGGTCCGGAACGGACGCCGTCCCTTCCGGAGCCGATCGTCTACGGCCCGCCGGTGGCCGCGTTGATGGACTTGCCGGTCATCGCCGAGGGCGCGCCGGCGCACCGTCCCTATGCCGCCGTGCATGCATCGCCATGGTACGGCCGGGCGGCGGTCTATCGCAGCGCGACGCAGGACGGCTTCACCCTGCTCGACGCGATCGGCCGGCCGGCGCGCATCGGCACGCTCGCCTTCGATTTCTATGCGGGGCCCTATGCGCGCTTCGACCTCGGCAACGAGATCTATGTCGATCTCCTCTCGGGGACGCTCGAAAGCGTCACCGATATCGAGCTGTTCGCGGGCGCGAACTCGGCCGCGATCGAGTCCCAGCCCGGCGTCTGGGAGATCGTGCAGTTCGGCCAGGCCGAGCTGATCGACGCGCGCCGCTATCGCCTCAAGCGCCTGTTGCGCGGGCAGCTCGGGACCGAGGGGGCGATGCGCAACCCGGCGCCCGCGGGAAGCCGTGTCGTGATCCTCGATGCGGCGGTGACGCCGCTGTCGATCGGCGAGGCGGATGTCGGCATCGCCTACAATTGGCGGATCGGGCCCGCGTCGCTGCCGGCAAGCGATCCGGCCTATCTCGCCGAGACCTTCACGCCGCGCGGCGTCGGCCTGCGCCCCTGGTCGGTCGGCCATGTGAGCCAGCCCTACAAGGTCGCGCGCGAGCCCGGCGATCTCGAAATCCGCTGGAAGCGCCGCACGCGATCGCCGGCCGGCGACAATTGGGGTGCGCTGGAAGCGCCGCTCTTCGAGGAAGCGGAAGCCTATGAAATCGATATCCTCGACGGCGCGGCCGTCAAGCGCACGCTCGCAACCCCCACCACCAGCGTCGTCTACACCGCCGCCCAGCAGGCCGCCGACTGGGGCGCGCCGCTGGCAGCGCCCGCCTCTCTCGACATCGCGATCTACCAGCTTTCGACGACCTTCGGCCGCGGCGCGCCGAAGGCCGTGACGCTGTTCTTCTGAAAGAGCCCGCATGTCCGACGAAACCACGCACCTCAAGCTGCCCTACATCCTGGCGAGCCAGGCGCAGAAGCACGTCACGCACAACGAGGCGATCCGCCTGCTCGATGCGCTCGTGCAGATGTCGGCGATCAGCCGCAGCGAGACCGATCCGCCGGCAAGCCCGAACGACGGCGACCGCTATATCGTTGCCTCCGGCGGAACCGGCGCCTGGGCGGGCTGGGATCTCAACGTCGCCTACTGGGTCGATGGTGTCTGGACGAGGCTCGTCCCGCAAACCGGCTGGCGGGCGTGGGTCGAGGACGAGGCGCGGCTCGTGATCTGGACCGGCGCCGCGTGGGAGCCGGTCGAAGGAATCCCCGAATCGGGCGCCGTGATCCAGAACGCGGCGCTGATCGGCCTCGGCACCACCGCCGACGCGCAGAATCCCTTCTCGGCGAAGATCAACAAGGCGCTGTGGACCGCGCGATATGCATCGGAAGGCGGCGACGGCGACCTGTTCTACACGATGAACAAGGAGACTGCCGGCGGGGATGTCGGCTTTCTCCTGCAGACGGACTTCGTCACCAAAGCGCTGTTCGGCTTGTTCGGCTCCGACAACTGGCGCCTTTCGGTATCGAACGACGGCTCGTCGTTCAAGGACTCGATCACCGCCGACAGAATTACCGGCATCGTCGCGCTGCCGAGCAACCCGAAGTTCCTCGGCTACATCAACTTCGACCAGTACATCGCCGCGGACACCTGGGCGAAGGTCTCGATCAACAACACCAGCTACAACGACCAGAACGCCTTCGATGCCGGGAACAACTACTTCATGGCTCCCGTCGCCGGGCTCTACACGTTCGGCGCGACGGTGGGCTGGAAGCAGAACGGCAGCAACGTCCCGACGGTCACGAAGGCTCGGTTGGTCAAGAACGGATCGACGGTGCTTTCTGCCCCGCTCGTTTCGCGGCCGCTCTCCGGCGTCGCAACGGACGGCACCGAAGCCGTGCTGCATCTGCACGTTACCACCTTGCTTGCGGCCAGCGACACGGTGGAGCTCCAGCAGCTCTTCGCATCGCTGGACGGATACGTTCCGTCGACTAACACGACATTCTGGGGCTGCAAGGTCGGATAGTCCCGACGCAACGCTCAGACCACCAAGCCACGGAGGGATGCCCATGCGAGCTCTTCTCGCCGGGAGCGTCGTCGTCTGCACCGACCCGGAACGGCACCTGCGCGCCGTGGGCGGCAATGGCCTCGGGTGCCAGGAAGAGCCGCAGCCGGCGCATCGCATCAATGCTGCTCTTGCGTTGATCGTAGTGCTCTTCGTCGCGCTCGCCGTGGCGCTCATGTTCATCGCGCTCGCGCGCGCAGACCATTCCGCAGACCTGCTCGGTTGGGTGCCCAGGGAATGCTGCGTCACGAACGATTGCTGTTGGGAGATCAGCGAGTCCGAAGTCAAGCCGATCGGCAACGACCGGTGGCTGGTGCTTTCCACCGATCAGGTCCTGCGCCGCACCGACTGGTCGCCTGACGGCAGGTTCTACCGTTGTGCCTGCGACTTCAACGGATCGGGCGACGGCAGGCTATGGATTCGTCACCAGGGCGCGCACACACGCTGCCTGTTCGTGCCCTTCCGCGGCTTCTAACAATCAGGAAGACAAGCCGTGACTCCACCCAAATCCGAGGACGGCTATGTCCGCATGGCCGAGGCCGAGTTCGAGGAGCTGCTTGCACGCGCCGCCGAGCGCGGCGCACGCCGGGCGCTCGCCGATGTCGGCCTCGAAGGCAAGGAGGCCGCGCTCGACATTCGCGATCTGCGCTCGCTCATCGAGTGCATCCGCTTCGTCCGCCGCACCGCAATGCAGACGGCGGTGCGCCTGATCACCACCGGCATCCTGCTCGCGCTGCTCGCGGGCATCGCCATCAAGCTGAAGCTGTTCGGCAACAGCCCCTGATCGGGGGGGGGCGCCGCGGATCGGCCCGCCAACGAGCCCGCCATTCCGGCGGGCTTCGTCGTTTCAGGAGACATCCCATGCCATTCCTTCATGGCGCGCTTTCTGTGCTTACGCTGCTCTTCGCGGTGTTCTGTGTGCCGAACGGGTCCGCCCGTGCGCAAGGCGGGCCGGATTCGATCTTTGATCCCGCGTGCATGTGTTATCGAGAACCACACGAGGCGATTCCGCGCACGCGATATTTCGGGGGCTACACGAAGCAGCCGAAGGCCTCGCTCGATCCGTCGATCCACGCCAAGGTCGACTACTACGCACTGCGGCACGGCGTGCCGGCGCACATCGCCCACGCCGTGATCCGCATGGAGAGCGGTTACAAGCCGCACGTGCGCGGTCGCGCCGGCGAGTGGGGCCTTGGGCAAATCCTGTGCGCCACGGCGCGCGGCATCGGTTTCAGCGGTCCGTGTCAGCAATTGCGGGACCCCAACGTCAATCTCGACTGGTCTATGCGCTATTTGCGGCTCGCGCTCGATCGCGGCTCGGTCGGCTTCTACAACGCGGGCATTCACGCACGCACGCTGCCGCATGCCGCGCGCCAGTACGCGGACCGCGTGATGGGGCGATGATGCGCGATGAGCTTTCCCGCCGCGAACAGGCGGCGCGCGGCATCGTCACGCCGAAGCGTGGGGGCGTCCCGCAGCCCGATCAGGAATGGCTGCGTTTCTGCCGGACGATTGCGCGCTGCACGACCGTGTTCATGGCGGTCTGCCTGTTGTTGCTGCTCGCACTCGCTCTGGTCACCGCGGCGTGCAGCGCATACGCCAAAGAAAAGCCGCGTGCATGGTTCTTCGCCGGCTTCGGCGATGCGGCAGCGCTCGGCGTGCAGGACATCGCCGCGAAGGCGCGCACCTGCGGGTTGGAGGTCTCGACGCATCCGCACGGGGCATGGTCGCAAATCGTCAATGACGTGCGGGCGGTGTCGCTGTCGCGGCGGCGCGTGGTGCTGGCCGGGCATTCCATGGGCGGCGTTGCCGCTGTCTCGCTGGCCACGGCGGCGGCACCGTATCGCATCGATCTCGTCGTCACGTTCGATCCAGCGGCCTCGGTCGGGCCAATTCCGAAGAACGTGCGGCGCGCGCTTAACCTGTACCAGAATGGATTCCTCGGCGGCGGCAGGCCGCTCGGTGCGCGGCATACCGAGATTCCGGCCGGACACATCGGCTTTCCTTCCGATCCTGCCGTGCAGCGCAAGGCGCTGGCGGCGATTTGCGCCCCCTGACATCCCATGCTGCCGTCCCGCTACGCCTGGCTCGCCCGCGAGCCCGGGCCGAAGATGATCGTCGAGGCGCTGAAGCTCTTCGGCACGATGGAAGAGCCCGGCGCCGCAAACAACCCGACCATCGTCGCCTGGGCGAAGGAGGTCGGCGGCGAAGTCGCCGATGTCTATAAGGCCGACAGCATTCCCTGGTGCGGCCTGTTCATGGCGGTGGTCGCCAAGCGCGCCGGCAAGGAGCTTCCGAAGCATCCGCTCTGGGCCTTGTCGTGGTCCGCCTTCGGCGCCAAATCGCCGGCGCCGGCGTTGGGCGATGTGCTCGTCTTCACGCGCAGCGGCGGCGGCCATGTCGGCCTCTATGTCGGCGAAGATGCGTCCGCCTTTCATGTGCTCGGCGGCAATCAGTCCGATCGGGTCTGCATCGCGCGGATCGCCAAGGCCCGCCTCTATGCCGCGCGCCGGCCGCTCTATCGCGTCCAGCCCGCCAACGTCCGCCCGATCCGGCTCGAAGCATCCGGCGCGCTGTCGCTGAACGAGGCCTGATCGTTTTCGCCTGTTTCCGCCTGTTTCCGCCCCTTTCCGCCTGCGGTTTGCGGCGCCCTCGGTGCTGTCATCCGCGCGCGAACCGGCTCCTGCGCCCGGCCGTGAATGCGGCGCTCTCTCCATGGAGGCTCTCTATGCTCAAGGGTTGGAAGACGCTTGCCTTCAACGCCGCGCTGGCCGTGCTCGGTGTCCTTCAGGCCGCCGATTGGGTCGATCTCCTCGGCTCCGAGCGCGCCGGCATCGCGGTCACCGTGATCGGCATCATCGGCGCGGTGCTCCGCTTCATGACCGATACGCCGGCGATGAAGGGCAAGTCCGCATGAACTGGCTCACGGTCCTGTCGGCGCTCGCCCGCATCGTTCTCGCCATCCTCGAAATGGCGCGCGATCGGCAGGCGAAGGGCGCCGGCAGGGCCGAAGCCATCGCGGAGTCCGCCACCCATGCGCTCGATCTCATCCGCAAGGCGCGCGATGCGCGCCTTGCTGCTGCTGACGCTGCTTCCGATCCTGACCGGCTGCGCGACGACGACGGCTTCCGTCGGGACTGACGCGGTCGCGTGCTCTGCGTTCGAGCCGATCCGGTGGTCGGAGCGGGATACGGAGGAGACGATCCGGCAGGTGAAGGAGCACAATGCGGCTTGGAAGGCCGTCTGTCTTACGAAGAAGTAATTTCTCCGAACGGCTTCGACCGTTCGTAGATATTGTCGTCGCGCCCGTTCGCGTCAGTCTACAACTATTCCGGGACTATCGGCTCTCACCGAACTGCGAAGGTTCTCAATCGCCACTCCGTAGCGCTGCGCCCAATCCGCCAAATTCGGCGGGCGATATGTAGATTGGCTTCGCCAGCGTTCGAACACAGACGAATCGATTGTTTCATTGACTGTTGGATGTGTGCTGTCGCTATCTTCTTTCGGCGGAGCCGCTATGGAGCGGTAATGCCGTCTGCTGACTTTCGAGTACCAACCGTACATGAACTCGCGATAGGAGTCCGAAATCGGAGCAACAAGCAGATCTCCGTCGATCTCAACATCATTTCGGAAGGCGAGGCCGTGTAGCGACGCCTTGCGCATGATCCATCTCAGCGGAATTTGCGCCAGCAAGTCACTGAAGCAACCTCCACCCACATTGGCGTGCGCGCCCACGAACCATCTCTGCTCAACACTATCGAGTGTACGGGGCTCCGCCACCCTAACATTACGGTCCTTAGGCTTCCTGACCGTCCAAAGGGTCGGTGCGAAGGAGCGCCTATGTTCGTCAATCGCTAGTGCATGAAATCCGTGCTCTATCGGGATACGTAATCCAGTGTGAAGAAAGCCCAAAGTTGATCGGCTGACGCCGGGGATGTTTCCGAACGGCACCCCAAGCGTTCCGACCGTATCCCACACGCCAATGAATTTTATCGGTATGGCTTGGGAGTACTTTAGCATCCAGCGTTCTTCAAGCGATGCGTCAGACAGCGTGCCTCGCTCCTGCTCCTCAAGGAGCTTCCGAATCGTTCTGTCCTCTGCTCGGCGATAGCGCTCGTACAACTGGTTCACACTCAAAGGCGACCCGGCCTTCAGCAGACCGTATTTTGCAACAAAGCCCGCAAGGCTTCTGGCTGTATATGCACCTCTGCTGAAGCCAAAGATAAAGATTTCGTCGCCTGGATCGTATTCGTTGATCAGCCACTTATACGCGTCGGTGACGTTCTCGCTGAGTCCCTTTCCGAAAGCTCCTCCCACGACGCCATTCACGCCCATATCGTAGTACACCGACTGAAGCACGCCATCGGTTCCCGTTGAGGCGCAGAGGGATTTAAGCCTCCAGACGTTCGTGTTGTCGCCGACGGTGTTCCAGGTACCATCGAGAAAGACAGCCAGTCTTTTCCTTCGGGGCGCGGCAATCTCTAGAGCCTTCGGCATCGGGAATACCTGCGGATGCTGTTCTATGTTCAACTTTCGGGGATGAGCTTCTTGACCTCTGACTCAGCCGTGTAGGGCATGTTGTCGCGCTCGCACTCGCGGACCTTCGCGACGATGTCCTTCGCGCGCTGAATGCGGTCTTTTCGCCACTGCTCGTTAAGGGAATAGATTGAGAGGTTATCGATCACCGCGAACAGGTAGTCGCGCTGGTTGGTCGCGAGTAGGTAGGACTGCTGGATAATCCACTTCTCGAATTCGAATGAGTCGAACACGTAGCCGGCCTTAGCATTCCAATACTTTACCAGGCGGATCGTCGGCTTAATCATGTAGCCATTGTTCTTGTTGACGGTTTCGAGAGACTGGTTGAAATCGTTTGGATTGGTGTTCCGCCAATTCAATACGCGATCAGGTATCTTGTAGCCCGACCAGTCTCTCAGAGCAGGCACGAGATCGAATTTGATGTGGTTCAGCTCAAGCACGATCGTTGGATTTGACTGCTTAATATCGGAGCTTGAGTAGTACGTTTCGACGAATCGGCGTAGCCGATCCAGGTAGGTTTGCGGCTGATAACCACCCTCAGCAAACACGATCATGTAATCGATGTCGGAGTGCTCATCCATGCTCCTAGGAAGGATCGTTCCTCGCGTGGACGAACCGAACTGGAAGTGCTCCGAAATGGCAGAGCCGAAATGAGATGCGAGACGCGTTCGCAGCGTAGCGATCGACGTGGCTATGGAGCTTTTCTCGTTCTCCGACAGAACGGCATCGCTGGCGCGCTGCTGAAGGTAGGAATTGACAGACATCAGGACTGGCCTTTCTGATCCACTTGGTGAACCGCTTCGCCCGCCGCGATTCCCCTGCGTGCGCTCTCAAAGTCGGCACGCGAGAACTGCGGGCTGGCTTGATTGAGTTCGTTTCGACGCTTCGACAGATTGGCAACAGCGTCAGCTGCTGCGGCAGGCTTCGTGATCTGCGGAAGCTGAATCTCTCGCAGCAGGCGGGCATCATTCCTCAGGGCCAAGTACTGGTCGCCGGCAGCCTTGTGCTTACCCGCGCGCTCGCCCGGCTTAAGGAATGTCATCAGCGCGGTCAGAACTGCGGCCGAAACTGAGAAAAGCCCCGCAATCAAGGGGTAGTCCTTGAAATATGCAACCCCAGCGAGCGCACTGACAACAACCGAAGGGATGCCGATCCAGTAGTTTAGACGCGCCCAGCGATCGGCCGCGTTGAACTGCGCCTTCGCCGAGTAGATGCAGTCCTCCTCAATCCGGTGGAGCTCGGCCGGTCCTTTCGCCGCGTTCACATTACCCACTTCGTTCATCAGCCTTGCCTCGAATCGTCCTTGACAAGCTCCGCGATATAGCAAATATCGCAAATATGACAAACGCACAAGCTGTTGCCGCCTCTCTTCGCGCCATCCGCGCCAAGCTGAACCTTACCCAGGAGCAGCTTGCTGAGCGGTTGGGCGTATCATTCGCCACCGTCAACCGCTGGGAGGGAGGGACCACCGTGCCCCAGAAGGCCGCCCGCGAAACCATTGCGGCGCTTGCCCGTGACGCCGGTGTGGAACCTGTCGAGGGCGCTCCCGAATCGGCTGGTCCGGCCGCCGATGTTACCCGGCGCCGGCGAACGGGCGGAACCGCGCCCTCCACCAAGCCCATGGAGCAAATGCTGTGGGACGCGGCGTGCTCAATCCGGGGCGAGAAGGACGCCGCTAAGTTCAAGGATTACCTGCTGCCGCTCCTGTTCCTGAAGCGCCTGTCGGACGTGTTCGACGACGAGATTACGCGCCTGGCCGAGGAATACGGCGACCGCGAAACCGCGCTCGAAATCGCTGAGAGCGACCATTCGCTGCTCCGCTTCTATCTGCCCCCGGAAGCGCGGTGGGCGGTAATCAGTGGCCGCGAAAACTATGAATGGCCGCTCGACGACAAGGGCGAGAGCACGAGGCCGAAGGACATCGGCGAGCACCTGACCAAAGCGGTGCGCGCGGTGGTCAAGCAGAACCCCAGCCTCTCCGGCGTCATCGACGTTGTGGACTTCGCCGCCGAACGCAATGGCGAGCGCGATATCAACCCGGCGAAGCTGCGCGGCGTCATCGAGACCTTCTCCGATCCGCGCTATCGCCTCGGCCTTGCCGATGTGCAGCCGGATTTCCTCGGCCGCGCCTACGAGTATCTGCTGCGCAAGTTTGCCGAAGGGTCAGGCCAGAGCGCGGGCGAATTCTTCACCCCGACCGAGGTCGGCTTCCTGATGGCGCACATCATGCGCCCGCGGCCGGGCGAGGAATGCCACGATTACGCCTGCGGCTCGGCCGGTCTCCTGATCAAGCTTCAGCTCGTCGCCCGCGAACTCGACCCGACCAGCAAGGTGCCGCTCAAGCTGACCGGTCAAGAACTACAGGCGGAAAACTACGCCATCGCGCAGATGAACGGCGTGATCCACGATATGGATATCGAGATCGCGCGCGGCGACACGATGATCAACCCGAAATTCCGCACGGCCGATGGCAAGGTGCGAACCTACGATATCGTCGTCGCCAATCCGATGTGGAATCAGCCCTTCAACCCGGACATCTTCGCCAACGATCCGTTCGACCGTTTCCGGACCGCGGGCGGCATTACCACCGGCACCGGCGATTGGGCCTGGCTCCAGCATACGCTTGCCTGCATGAACGAGCACGGCCGCGCGGCAGTGGTCCTCGATACCGGGGCGGTGACGCGCGGCTCCGGCTCGAAGAACGAGAACAAGGAGCGCAACATCCGCAAATGGTTCGTCGATCAGGATCTGATCGACGGCGTGATCCTGCTGCCCGACAACCTCTTCTACAACACCACCGCCGCCGGCGTGATCGTCGTGCTCAACAAGCGCAAGGCGGCCGCGCGCAAGAACAAGATCGTGCTCTTGAACGCCAGCCGCCGGGTGCGGAAGGGCCGGCCCAAGAACTTCATCCCCGAGGAAGATATCCGCCCGCTTGCGGCGTCGTTCCTCAAGGGCGAGCCGGTGGACGGCGAGATCGCGGTGATCACGCGCGAGCAGGCCGAGGAGGCCGACTACAACCTCAGTCCGAGCCTGTGGGCGGGAAAATCGAGCTCCACCGAGGTGGGTTCGGTGAGTGCGCTGGTCCGCGAACTCAGTGCCCTCGATGATGAAGCACACCGACTTTCATTGTCGCTTTCAAAAATGCTTGTGAGTGTCGTCGATGAGCCTGCTTGACTTCATCGAGGACGATGGTCCTGGCTGGACCCGTATCGGCGACCTGTACGAGGTGACGCGCAAGCCGCGCGGTCTCGATCGTTCATCTTTCGAGACAATCCCGTTCGTCCCGATGGAGGCCATTCCCCAGGGGGGCATGTACTCACCGAACTATGTGTCGAAGGCGTCCGGCACAATTACGAGCGGAACTTACTTCGAGCGCGGCGATCTGCTCGTCGCGAAGATCACGCCGTCCTTTGAGAACGGCAAACAGGCCCTGACCTTCGATCTTCCGGCAGCTTTCGGATACGCAACCACCGAGGTCATTCCGCTGCGTCCACTAAAAAGCGGTCAGGACCCGAGATTGCTTTTCTTCTACCTCTTGCACCCCGACATTCGGCATTACGTTGCTGAGCGAATGGAGGGCTCTACCGGCCGGCAACGTGTGCCGGAGACCGTTTTGCTTGACCTTCCCTTTCCTGACATCGAGCGGGACAAGCAGTCGGCCATCGCTGATGCACTAGAGCTGATTCAGCGAACATCGATGGCGGAGGTCCGCTGCGAGGAGAAGGCCCGGGAGCTAAAGCGCGCCGCGATGCGGACGCTGTTCACGCGCGGGCTTCGCGGCGAGGCGCAGAAGGAAACCGAAATCGGCCCGGTGCCGGAGAGCTGGGACGTCGTCTCCATCGGCGATGTGGCCTTGAACACGCAATATGGGCTTTCAGTTCGCGGTAATCCGTCTGGTGCGTACCCGATCCTGCGAATGAATTGCCAGGAGGATGGGAAGGTTCATTATCGCGATCTTCAGTTCGTCGAACTCGACACGGAGACGTTTGAGACCTTCCGCCTCAAGCCCGGTGATCTTCTCTTCAATCGCACCAACAGCATCGATCTGGTTGGGCGAATGGCCATCGTCGAAGATGATCGGCCCGCAGTCTTCGCATCCTACCTAGTGCGTCTCACCGTCGATGACGGCCGGTGTGATCCACGGTTTCTGAATTACTTCATGAACTGGCCGGCAACGCAAACCGAAATCAAGAAGCTCGCGAGTCGTGCTGTCGGGCAAGCCAATATCAACGCGACGAAGCTTAAAACTGTTCGATTTCCGCTCCCAATATCGGACGAGCAGCGCGAGATCGTCGCGATCCTCGACGCCATCGACCGCAAGATCGATTTGCACAAGCGCAAGCGCGCGGTGCTCGATGAGCTTCTCAAGGCGCTGCTGCACAAACTGATGACCGGCGAAATCCGCGTCGCCGATCTAGACCTGTCCGCGCTTGCGCGATCGAAAGAGTTGGAGGCTGCGGAATGAACAAGCCTCTCAAGATCAGCGAAGCGGGCACCGTCCAGTTCCCGATGGTGAAACACGCAGCCGAAATCGGTTGGACGCCGATCAACCCGGACGTCGCCAAGCAAAAGCGCGGCGGCGAAGCCGGCATGCTGCTGCGCGACGAGCTGGAAGCGAAGCTTGCCGAGTTCAATCCGTGGCTCAATCAGGACGCCATTAGATCAATCATCGAGACCCTCGAAGCCATTCCGCCGACCATCGAAGGCAACCGGGACATGTTGTCCTGGCTGCGCGGCGAGCGGCAATGGTACGACGAGAACGAGAGGCGCCATCGCCGCGTTAAGCTCATTGATTTCGAGAACACCGAGCGCAACGTCTTTCACGTCTCCTGGGAATGGGCGCTGAAGCCGCCGGCCCGCAAGGGCAACCGCGCCGATGTGATGTTTCTCGTCAACGGCGTGCCCGTCTGCATCGTCGAGCACAAGAATCCGAAGGACGGCGGCGCCCTCGAGCGCGCCATCAAGCAGTTGCGCCGCTACGAAATCGAAACGCCGGAACTGATCGGGGCGCCGCAGCTCTTCAATGTCACCCATCTTCTCGAATATTGGTACGGCGTCACCTGGAACGCGACGCGGCGTTTCATCGCCCGCTGGAAGCAGACGCCGGACGAGGCTTACCGCTTCGCGGTGCAATCGTTTTTCGAACGCACGGATTTCCTCCGCACGCTCCAGCATTGGATTCTGTTCTACGTCGAAGACAGCGAGACGAAGAAATCCGTCCTTCGCCAACACCAACGCCGCGCCATCGACGCCATCATCGCGCGCTGCGCCGATCCCGCCAAGGACCGCGGCCTCGTCTGGCACACCCAAGGCTCCGGCAAGACCTTCACGCTTTTGACCGCGGCGCGGCTGATCCTCGAACAGAAGGAGCGCTTCAAGAACGCGACTGTGATTCTTGTCGTGGACCGCACCGAACTCGAAGGTCAGATGAAGGGTTGGGTGGAGAAGCTGCTCGGCGAGATGCAAAAGCAGGATATCGCCACCTGGCGGGCGAACTCGAAGGCCGAGTTGCAGGAATTGCTTTCGACCGACAGGCGCGGTCTCATCCTGTCGATGATCCACAAGTTCGAGGCCATCGACAAGAACAGCAACACGCGCGACAACATCTACGTCTTCATCGACGAGGCGCATCGCTCAGTCGCACGGGAACTCGGCACCTACCTGATGGCCGCCGTCCCCAATGCAACGATCATCGGCTTTACCGGGACGCCCATCGCCAAGACCGAACAGGGCGAAGGCACCTTCAAGATTTTCGGCAAGGACGACGAGAAGGGCTATCTCGACAAATATTCGATCGCCGAGTCGATCGACGACGAAACGACGCTGCCCATCAAGCACGTCATGGCGCCGAGCGAAATGACCGTGCCAGCCGAGCGGCTCGATAAGGAATTCTTCGAGCTTGCCGGTTCCGAAGGCGTGACCGATGTCGAAGAACTGAACAAGGTTCTCGACCGCGCCGTGGGCCTGCGGACCTTCCTCACGGCCGATGATCGCGTGGAGAAGGTCGCGAAATTCGTGGCCGAGCATTTCAGGGAAAGCGTGCTGCCGCTCGGCTACAAGGCGTTTCTGGTCGGCGTGAACCGCGAGGCGTGCGCCAAGTACAAGCAGGCGCTGGACAAGCTCCTGCCGCCCGAATGGACGGAAGCCGTCTATACGGAGAACGCGGCCGATGTGGTCGATCGCCCGCTGGTGGCGCAATTGCAGCTCTCGCCGGAGCGCGAGGCCGATGTCCGGCTCCTGTTCAAGAAACCCGACAAGAACCCCAAAATCCTGATCGTTACCGACAAGCTTCTAACCGGCTACGACGCGCCGCTGCTCTATTGCATGTATCTCGACAAGCCGATGCGGGATCACGTCCTGCTCCAAGCCATCGCACGGGTGAACCGCCCCTATGTCGATTCGCAAGGCGTGCAGAAGCGCGTCGGACTGGTTGTCGATTTCGTCGGCGTGCTGCGCGAGTTGAGGAAGGCGCTGCAATTCGATTCTTCCGACGTGAGCGGCGTGATCGAAGACCTCGATGTGCTGCTCGCCTCCTTCAAGGAGAAGATGGCGAATGCGGTAAGGGACTATCTCGATGCCGGCGACGGCGGCGATTCGGACGAGCGCCTGGAGCGCGTCGTCTATGGCCGCTTCCTCGAACCCGAGGCGCGCAAGGCGTTCTTCGAGGCCTACAAGAACATCGAGGCGCTTTGGGAAATCCTGTCACCCTCGCCGGAACTGCGCGATCACATCGAATCCTATAAGCGCCTCGCGCAGCTCTATGCCGCCGTTCGCAACGCCTATGCCGAGAAGGTCGGATTTGTCGCCGATCTAGCCTACAAGACCAAGCGCCTGGTCGAGCAAAGCGCCACCCAGGAAGGGCTGGGCCGGCTGACGAAGAGCGTCACGTTCGACGTGAAGACGCTCGAAGCCATGCGGAGCGAAAAGGGTTCCGACGAAGGCAAGGTGTTCAACCTCGTTCGCGGGCTCCGGAAGGAAATCGATGACGATCCGAACGCCGCGGCCGTTCTCCAGCCGCTCAAGGATCGCGCCGAACGCATCCTGAAGGATCTCGAAGATCGCAAGACCACCGGCCTTGCCGCGATGGACCTCCTGGCGGCGCTTGCGGCGGAGAAAGACGCGGCGGCGAAGGCCGCGAAGGAGACCGGCCTTTCCCCCAGAGCATTTGGCGTGTTTTGGGCGCTGAGGGAAGATGCCGCCCTGAAATCTTCCGGCATCGCGCCGCTTGACCTCGCCAAGGAGACCGAGAAGCTGATGGCCCGGTTCCCCAACGCACGGGTGAACGCCGACGAACAGCGTCAATTCCGTGCGGCGCTTTATCGGCCGCTCTTGGCGGTCGGCCGCGAGGAGCGGACGAAGATCGTCGATTTGATCGTCGAGATCATAACGCAATGAAATGGTCGACCAACGGATCGCTGTCGCCGGCCGCAAGGCTCAGGCGCCGCGTAGATGCCTGGGCGGTCAAGCTGCGCGTCATGCCCCGGGCTGTCCGGGTGCAACGCATGACCCGGAAATGGGGCTCCTGCTCGACGGCCGGCACGATCACGCTGGCGATTGACCTCGACGATCAAAGCGAGGGATTTCAGGACTTCGTCATCGTTCACGAGCTCCTGCACTTGAAAGTGCCGAACCACGGCCGGCTGTTCAAAGCGCTCATGACGGCGCACGTGCCCAAATGGCGCGCCCTCGATGCCGCGCGCCGCGGTGCTCGCGATGTTTCGCCGCCGGCCGCCCTCAGAGCAGCGGGGCGGCGATGAATTTGCGGACGTATTGCGGAGTTGACATGCGAACGCCCCGGACGCGGGTCTGGGGCGTTTCCGAAAGGCCTCGAATCCGGACACCAGACGGACACGAAAAAGCGCCTCGGAAATCGTTCCGAGGCGCTTGCTTGTAAGGGATTGATTTAGCCAGTTAATTTGGTTGCGGGGGTAGGATTTGAACCTACGACCTTCAGGTTATGAGTTAAATGGAACGGGCTGCGATTACTTCCTCTATTCTTCGATATATCCCGCCGTTTCCGCAACTTAGCGCCGATGCTTGCGCGATTGACTTTCTCTCCACTTCGCGCGTTTTCGCGCTATTTCCTTCCCTCTTGCTTCCATAGTGCTTCCAGAATTCCGCCGTTTGATGGCGTGGAAGCAGCATAAGCGCCCGCAAATCCGCGCCTTCGATCCGAAACGCTTAGGCTTCAGACGGCGTCGGCACCCACTCGGCCCGAATCGCAGCGCGTGACGGCTCGTCAGGCGTCGGTGCAGTAATAAAGGGGCTTTTGCCGTCCGCGCAATGACTAACCGAGCAGACAGGAAGAGCGAGCGGTGATTTCGAGAGAAGAGCTTTATAAACTGGTTTGGTCCAAGCCGATGACCAAGGTCGCAGAGCAGTTTGGGGTCTCCGGCAGCTACATGGCCCGGGTCTGCGCCATCCTGAACGTCCCTCGACCTGAGCGAGGCTATTGGGCGAAGCGGACCGTCGACAAGGCACCGCCGGCCGAGCCCTTGCCGGAAGCTCGGCCTGGCGACCAGCTGTACTGGTCCAAGGAAGGGGAGCTTCGGCCGCCCCCGAAGCCGCGGCAGCCACCCCAGCGCCGGCCCGAGACCCAAGTCCGGATCCCCAGAGCTCGCATTCACGGATTGATCCGGGGCGCGAAGGAGCGTTTCGAGAACAGCAGACCCGTGGACGATGGCGCCTACCTCAAGCCTTACAAGAAGCTGCTGGTCGACGTGACCACATCAAAGGCCTGCCTCGACAAGGCGCTCGACTTCGCCAACGACCTCTTCAACGCCTTCGAGTCCGTGGGGCACCGCGTGGTGATCGCTCCTTCAGATGAGCATCTCAGACGCGCCACCATCGATGAGCGCGAAGTGCGCAACAAGCAGCGCAACCCCTACTACCACAGCGGGCCCTGGTCCCCTCACCGCCCCACCGTCGTCTATGTCGGCAGCGTCGCCATCGGCCTCGCGATCGTCGAAATGTCGGAAGAGGTGCTGCTCCGGTACGACCGCGGCAAGTACATCCGGGAGGCCGACTACATCCCGCCCAGGCCGTCTCGCCACTATGCCGATCACACCTGGACGACCACCCGGGAGCTCCCCTCTGGCCGCTTTCGGCTTGTGGCCTATTCCCCCTACCATCGCGTCAGTTGGTTGATCGACTGGCAGGAGACGAAGAAGACATCCCTTCGCTCCTCTGTGAAATCCATCGTCAAGTCCGTCGAGGATGCCGCCGTCGACCTTGTCGCCAAGCTCGAAGAAGCCGATCGGAAGGCCGAGATCGCACGGCAAGAGTGGCTGGCAGCGGAAGAGAAGCGACGGAGAGAGGAAGACCGGCGCCACGTCGAGCAATCGATCCGAGACAGCCGCGAGCACCTCGGTCAGGTCATTCAGCAATGGTCGAACGTCATGACCGTCGAGCGTTTCCTTGCGGGCGTGGAGCAGCGCGCTGCCGAGCTACCCGAGACCGATAGAGCCCCGGTCCTGGAACGGCTGGAGCTCGCGCGCGAGTTCCTCGGCACACAAGATCCGTTGGATTTCTTTCGGTCGTGGAAAACACCGGTGGAGCGCTACCGTCCCCGCTATGCTGAACCTGATTTCGATTCCGAAATCGAGGCTGGCACGATGCTCGGAGATGAAGAGGAGCACGAATGCGGTTCTTCCGAGGGATAGCCGTTCCGGCGGACAAGGCGGAAAGCACCATCGCAGGCATTCGTCAGCAGGGCCTTGTCAGCGGCCAGGGCACTTGGCTGATGGAACACGAGCATCCTGGCGACCTGGACGCGCTTTATAGAAAACCAGACCTGTCGTTGGACGACACTCGCCCTAAGGCGGGAGCTGTCGCTGCGGTGTGCGCGTGCGGAGACGAGCTCGGAGCCGCGTATTACGCCTGCTCCCATAACCTCACGTCGAACAACGACACCCCGATACTCATCGAATTCGAAGCCGCAGTGTCAGCCTCAGCCGTTGATGGAAAGGATTTTCTCTATACGGCGTTCCAGTTCGGAGACCCGGAACGAGCGCTGCCCGTGCTCGAACGTAGCTTTGGCACGGCAGTTCTGCGGTACGCCGAAAAGGCCTGGTCGTCAGAAGAACAGTCTTTTCGCATCGCCCAGTGCGATCTTGCTATCCACGACGCCGATGTCATTGAAGCGCACTACGCCAACGATCTCGTCTTGGCCGGCCGCCATGGAACCATCTTCCGGAGCGCCTTCACGGTCGCATTGCCCGTTCGGCCGGAGTCGATCATCCGCGTTTGGTCTCCGAGCAACATTCCCATTATGCCGAAGCCTGCGATCACTTTGACCGACATCCTCCGAGTTGCTCGGTAAGCAGCGCGACCTGAGGGTGGCCCGGAAGCAGCCCCGCCACCCCCTTTTTTGAGCACCCTCCTACACGGCGGATCGCCTTCGGATGGGCGGGCGGCCATCCTTGAGCGGTTCGGCCGCATGCAGGCGCTCAGGGACACGCCGAAGCCCCACGCCAGCCGTCAGCCTACCGAGCTTCGGCAGGGGATGCGCAGCTGCGATTGACAGCCATCTGTGAACGCTGTAAACAAACGATTGTGTACAACGTTCACAGGACGCAGTAGGCGGCTCCAATGGACGACGAGCTCGTCGGCATCAACGAGATTGCCGAGATGGCAAAGGTTTCACGTCAGGCGGTCGCCAACTGGCGATCCCGCTCCGCTGACTTTCCCGAGCCAATCGCGGTGCTGGCGTCGGGTCCTGTGTTCCGTCGATCACAGGTGAGAGCTTGGCTGAGAAGGAGGAAGGTTCCGATGGCCCACGTTATTTCGACCATTAATCTCAAGGGCGGCGTGGGCAAGACCACGACGACTGTTGCGTTGGCAGAGACGCTGTCGGGCGAGTTCCGCAAGCGGGTGCTCGTTATCGACCTCGATCCCCAGACCAACGCGACGACCATGCTCATTGGCGAGGAAAAGTGGCGCGAGTTGAACGATGAGGGCCGAACCCTCGCCCGACTGTTCAAGGACGCGCTGGAGCCGAATAACAAGCAGTTCGACTTTGACGCCGCACTCCAGAAGCGGGTGTCTGACGTCTCATCCGCCCGATCAGTTCACCTCCTCCCGTCCAGCCTCGACCTGATCGACGTGCAGGACCAGCTCGCCTCGACGCCCAGCGGCAAGTTCTACTCGGTGAACCCCATTGAGCTGCTCTGGCGCGCGGTGAAGTCCCGCCTTGACGATTATGATGTGGTGATCGTGGACTGCCCTCCCAACCTGGGCATTATTACACTGAACGGGCTCCGCATCTCACAGGGCTATATCATCCCAACCATCCCTGACATCCTCTCGACGTACGGCATCCCGCAGATTGTCACCCGGGTCCGCGAGTTCTCCGAGGAGATTGCCGAGCCGATTGAGCCGCTGGGCATCGTGGTGACGAAATTCCAGGGCAACTCGACCGTGCACGCCAACGTGCTGCGCAGCCTTCAGGCAGCCAATGACGCACCGGTGTTCGACACGATCATCTCGCAGGCGAACGACATCGCAGCGGCGGCCGAGTACTCCACCTACTCGCGGACGCTCAAGCAGAAGTACGGCTACAGGGGCTTGGCCGACTCGTACCGCAGGCTCGCCCAGGAGCTTCTTGAGAAACTGGAGGGCTGAGCGATGACGGTTCGGAGCAAGTTGCTCGAGCTCGCTAGGGTCATTGCCGATCAAGCTGAACGTGACTCCGAGTTTGCCCGGCGAGTGGGCGAGGTGCTCGGCATGGAGGAGCGCGCATCCCGGGATAGGGCTAGGTCAGCCACCGCCCCTGCTGGCCGCCCGAAGCACCGCAGACCCCCAGCGGTGCTTGACCCCGTGGCCATTGCCCGTGAAGGTGAGGAGGCTCTCCGCTCGCGCCTCGATGGGTTGTCGCTGGACCAACTCAGGGACATCGTGGCCGACTATGGGATGGATCCCGGCAGGCTTGTGATGAAGTGGAAGAGCCACGAGCGCGTCATTGACCGCATCGTGGAGATTTCGCTGTCGCGCGCCCAGAAGGGTGATGCCTTCAGAGCCGATTGATGCTCCCGGCTACCAAGCCGGGCGGTTACCAGTCATTGTCTCCACGTGGTCTGCCACTTTGGTCTCTAGTCGAGGCGCGAACATCTCCACCATGTTCTTCCATCGGCGGAGGGTCTGCAATCTCACTTGCTCTCCCCGGCCATGGGCGATGCCGTTGCGTGCGTCTATGAGCTTGTTGAGGTCTGCTCGGAGCGTGTCGTTCGGAAACTTTCTCCAAGATATTCCCCTCACCGCCCAGGGGAGGCCTAGGTTGAAATACAGCATCTCAGTCTTGTGGACGTCTGCATTGTTCAGGCGCTTGCTCGTGTTCCTGAACAGCTTGTCGATATCGGCGGCGGGCATCCCGTTGAAGACAAGCCGGGCGGCCTCCTCAAACAGGTCCTCCACGAATGCCTCTGTTGCTGCGGAAAGAAGGACCACACCGGCGCGTGTGATGGCTGCTCCTTGGCGCTGAGCGGGCCGCCCCGGCTGGCCTCCCGTCAGAGCCGCGTGGGCACCGATTAGCTCATCCACATCTCGCAGTCGGGATTCGAGTTCCTGCAACGCCTGCGACGACATGATCCCCCCGGTCATTGGCACCACCGGTATAACTTGAACACGCAAGCTGTGGACCAGGAATCCACACTGGGCATGTGTGCGGTTGGGCACAACGAGGACCTGTTCGCCCGCACCGACGCGTTCTTCGGAAGACGGATGCGGCTGCCTCCGAAGCCAACCGAGCCGGCGCCTCCGACCTTCAGGGGCATGACGTGAAGGTCGCCGCTACGAAGCATGAAACTGGGATTAGATTCGTGTAGCGGCCTGCTGTTCCGCAACGCGACGATGCCTCCGCAGAACCCCGCAGAACTTCCTTTTTCTTCGTTTTTTCAATGACTTGGTTGACTTCCGGCGGAACGGTGAGCACTCTGTTTTGCGGGCTCGCGCCGCGATTTTCGCCCTCTTGCTTCCACCATGCTTCCACGGGCGGGCGCGGTCGATGCCTGGAAGCAGATTGAGCATCAAAGTTGGACTGCGCCCGGATGCCGAAGCTGATCAAACGCATTGTCGACGCCGCGGAGATCCGCGCGACCGAGTATTTCATCTGGGATGACGACATCCCCGGCTTCGGCCTGCGCGTCCTGCCGAGTAAGCGAAAGAGCTACATCGTCCAGTACCGCGCAGGCCGCCGGTCCCGGCGCATGAGCTTGGGTCTCAGCACCGTGCTCACCTGCGAGCAGGCACGTACGCGGGCGATCGCCATCATCGCCGCAGCCAAGAATGGTGAGGACCCCGCCGCGAAGCGTGACGCCGACCGGCAGGCCATCACGGTGAAGGAGCTCGCCGAGCGCTTCGACAAGGAGCACATCGCAGTGCGGGTCAAGGAGAGCACGGCCAAGGGCTATCGTCGCATGCTGGAGCGGGTGATCATCCCCGCCTTGGGGCGTCACCGCGTGACCGAGGTGACGCGGGCGGACATCGCCAAAATCCATCACGACCTCCGGCACATCCCCTATGATGCAAACCGGTGCTTGGAGATCATCTCTAAGATGTTCAGTCTTGCCGAGGTGTGGGGCCTGCGGCCGGAGGGCACCAATCCACGCAAGCACATCAAGAAATACCCCGAGGAGAAGCGCGAGCGCTTCCTGAGCGCCGCCGAGCTCCGTCGCGTCGGCGAGGTGCTCCGCGAGATGGAGGACGAAGGCGTCGAGCTTCCGTCCGCGATAGCCGCTCTACGCCTGCTGATCCTGACCGGTTGTCGCCTGGGCGAGATCATGACGCTCAAGTGGGAGTACGTGGACTTTGCTGGTAAAGCACTCCGCCTCCCCGACTCAAAGACCGGCGCCAAGGTGGTCCACCTCGGTCAGCCCGCCGTGGAGGTTCTGCAGAGAATCGAGCGGGTCGAGAAGAACGCCTGGGTCATCATCGGCACGAAGCCCGGCGCACGCCTCAGCGACCTCCAGCCCTTCTGGCAGCGCGTCCGTGCCCGCGCCGGCTTGAAAGACGTCCGCATCCATGACCTCCGGCACACCTTCGCATCGACCGCAGTGGCGGCTGGCCAGGGGCTGCCGATGATCGGCAAGCTCCTCGGGCACACCCAGGTCCAGACGACAGCGCGCTACGCGCACCTCGCGGCTGATCCCGTGAAAAGTGCAGCAGATTCAGTGGCTTCATCACTACATCGCGCCATGAATATGCCTGCGCCGCACACCAAGACCTTGGCAGCGGGCTGAAGCGTCTCCAGGCGCACTATGGGATCACTCCGGCAAAAAAAATAACGTCTCCATGGCTTTTCTGCAGTGGGAATTGACAGGCCATGCCGCCGCGCTTATATTTACGGCAGACAAGCCTTGGCGCAGTAAACAAAATGCAGCTTGCGGACATCGTCCAGATTCTTCCTGGCGTACCATTCCGCTCTCGTATCGAGAGCGAAAAGAACGGCGCCTGCATCGTCGTGCAGGCGCGCGACCTCGCCGGTGACGGTACGGTCGACCTCGCAGGAGCCGCCCGCATCACGGCGCCGCCCAGTTCGACACAGGGGCTTTTGCGGCCGGGTGACGTCGTGCTGCAGCCGCGCGGCAATCGCTACTCGGTCGGCAAGGTGGAGGAGGTCAAAGGTCCTGCCGTGGCGGCCGCGCCCCTGTATATCCTCCGACGACGCGCCGAGGACGTCGATCCCGACTTCCTCGTCGCGTTTCTCGAGGCGGCGTCGACCCAGAGCATATTGCGCCAGGACGCCGTCGGAACTCACGTTCCGCAGATTCCCAGGCAGGCCCTCGAAGCCCTGCACATCGAGCTTCCCGACCTCTCAAGCCAGATCAGGCTCGCCGACCTCGCTCGGCTCGAACGGCGCGAGATCGAGGTGATGGACCGCCTTCGCGTAGCGCGGGGCCGGCTCTTCGACCTGGCTCTGCGGGAGATCGCGAAGAAAAGCCGGAAGCGCGCCAACGCTCCCGGCTCCATCCCGGGCCTCAAAGGTGCGCCAACACCCTGAGGTCCTTTGTCCAACTGTCTAGACGAAAGGCACTTTACGCATGTCCATCACGATCGGCAACTACCACTTCGAGGGGCCCTTCGGCAACATCGCCGACCTTCGCAACAATTCCGGCGTCTATACGATCCTCAGCCGGCGGACCAATACGGACCGCTACACGGTAATCGACATCGGCGAAGCTGGCTGGGTCCGGGACCGCGTCGCCAACCACGACCGGCGGGATCAGTGGGGGCGCAACAACCACGGTACTCTCGCGGTCGCGGCGCTGTACTGCGACGAGGCGGCGCGGATGCGGATCGAGCGGGAGCTCAGGGCGCAGTTCAACCCGGTGTGCGGCGTACGCTGACAGCAATCGAGGACGGGCGGGCGCGCCGGCGCCCGCCCCATCCCAAGGAGAAAACCATGGCAGACAGAACCACCCTCGACGACGTCAAGCGGATCGCCTGGGCGGCATGCGACACCTTCCGCGGCGTGATCGACGCCTCGGAATACAAGGACTTCATCCTTGTCTTCTTGTTCTACAAATACGTCAGCGACGTCTGGAAGGAGCACTACCAGGAGGCAGACCAGCGCTATAAGGGCGATCAACTTCGCATCGAGCGGAAGATGGCGCGCGAGCGCTTCGTCATCCCGAAAGGCGCCAGCTTCGACGACCTCTATCGCCAGCGCAACGCCGACAACATCGGCGAGCTGATCGACCAGGCGCTGGACGCCATCGCCGAGCGGAACAAGACCAAGATTGGCGACGCCTTCGCCGACGTCATGTTCAACAGCGAGACGAAGCTTGGCGACACCAGGAACCGCAACCGGCGCCTCAAGTCGCTGATTGAGGACTTCGCGAAGCTGGATCTGCGGCCCTCACGGGTGGTCGGTGACGGCGAGGACCACAAGACCGCCGAGGACGTCATCGGCGAAGCCTACATCTATTTGATCGAGCGCTTCGGCTCGGAGGCGGGCAAGAAGGCCGGCGAGTTCTACACGCCGCGTCAGGTCGCCCGCGTGCTGGCCAGGATCGCCGCGCCGCAGCCGGGCGACCGCATCTGCGACCCCGCCTGTGGTTCCGGCTCCCTCCTGATCAAGGCCGCCGAGGAAGTCGGCTCGCGAGACTTCGCCCTGTTCGGGCAAGAGGTGAACCGCGGTACCTGGGGTCTCGCGCGCCTAAACATGTTCCTGCACGGCATCGACGGCGCCCGGCTGGAATGGGGCGACACGCTCAACGATCCGAAGCTCGTGGACGGCGCCAACCTGATGAAGTTCGACGTCGTCGTCGCCAACCCGCCGTTCAGCCTGGACAAGTGGGGCGCCGAGAATGCCGAGAACGACCGCTTCGGACGCTTCTGGCGCGGCGTGCCGCCGAAGTCCAAGGGCGACTGGGCCTTCATCACCCACATGATCGAGGCCGCGAAGACGCGCGAGGGGCGCATTGCGGTGGTCGTCCCGCACGGGGTGCTGTTCCGGGCCGGCAAGGAAGGCATCATCCGCAAGGCGGTGATCGAGGAGAACCTGCTCGACGCCGTTATCGGCCTGCCGCCGAATCTGTTCCAGACCACCACCATCCCTGTCGCGGTGCTGCTGTTCGACCGGCGCCGCGAGAAGGGCGGCGCGCTGGCCGACCGGCGCGACATTTTCTTCATCGACGCGAGCCGGGAGTTCCAGCAGGGCAAGAACCAGAACCAGCTCCTCGACAGCCATGTCGATCGCATCATCTCGGCGCTGGCCGCGCGGGAGGATGTGGAGAGGTACGCCCGTGCCGTCCCGATCGACGAGGTGAAGGAAAACGGGTTCAATCTCAACATTCCCCGTTACGTCGATACGTTCGAACCGGCAGTGGAAGTCGACATCGCCGAAGTTCAGAGGGAAATCGACGCCCTGGAGGATGAGCTCACCACCCTGCGCGCAAAGATGCGGGAGCATCTGAAGGAGCTGGGGCTCAATGGCTGACAGCTCTTGTTCTCTACCCCATGGATGGCTGCGCAAGCCATTTTCCGCATTGGCAGACGTCTCCTTCAGTGGCGTCGACAAGAAGTCGACGCCCGGAGAAATTCCCGTTCGCCTCTGCAATTACGTCGATGTCTTCCACAATCACCGTATTCATAGCGGTATCGACTTCATGGCGGCGACCGCCACCGAGAGAGAGATAGCGAAATTTAGTCTACTGAGGGGCGACGTCGTCTTCACCAAGGACTCTGAAACGTCCGAGGAGATTGCTGAACCCGCATACGTTGCAGAGGATTTGGACGGCGTTGTCTGCGGCTACCACCTCGCCATTGCGCGCCCTAGAAAGGATGTCGACGGCCGCTTTCTTTACTATGCGATGAAGGAAACGGGTGTCCGCCGGCAGTTCATGCGTTCAGCAAACGGTGTCACCCGCTTCGGTCTTACACTCGACGCCTTCGACCAGATTCTCGTCCCCACGCCGCTGTTGAAGGAGCAGATCCGCATCGCCGATATCCTCGCCACGTGGGATGCGGCGATTGAAGCAGCAAGGCAGGCGCGAGACTTGCTCGATATGCAGTACCGGGCGATAGCCACGGAAGGGATCCATCTACGGGGCCCCAATATGCGATCGCTCAAGGATCTTCTTACTCCTGATCGCATGCAGACGGTCGAGCCGAATGGCCCGTTCCGTGCTCTCGGGGTGCGTAGTCATGGCAAGGGGACGTTTCAGCGTGAGGACGACCTGACGGCCAACGGGAGCACCAAGACCGTCTACCGGGTCGAGGCAGATCGTTTCATTGTGAATATCGTTTTCGCTTGGGAGGGAGCCGCGGCGATCACGTCTCAAGATGACGCTGGGTGCCTTGTCTCTCACCGGTTTCCAACCTTCACAATTAACCGCGAAGCGCTCTCATTGGAGTATTTCCGACATTTGATCCGGACGGAACCTTTCAGGCAGCTGCTTGCTCTTGCTTCGCCCGGCGGAGCGGGACGAAACAAAACCCTCAATCGCAATGATCTTCTGAAGTTTGAGATACACGTCCCACCACTACCGGAGCAAACGGCTGTGGCGACTGCGCTAGGGACGTTGGATCGACGGATCACGCTGCTGGATGAATATCTACAACGGCTCACGATTCAGCGAGATGCGCTCGCGACCGAGCTGCTGACGGGACGCCTCCGGGTGCCACAGGCGGAGGCAGCGTCATGAAGTTCGAGGTCTACTGCGACGAGGCCCTTCCGGACCTCTTCACCTCCCAGCGCCCGCGCGCCCGATACCTGATGATCGGCAGCCTCTGGCTGCCCGCCGAGATGCGCGAGGAGGCCAAGGCCAGGATCGCCGCGCTGCGAGCGCGGCATGCCGTTTGGGGGGAGATGAAGTGGACGAAGATCTCGCCGTCAAAGCAGGCCTTCTACGAGGAATTGGTCGACGTGTTCATGTCCTTCGGAATGAACATGCGCTTTCGCTGCATCGCCGTCGATCGCGAACAGGTGAACCTCGCACTGCATCAGAACGACGGCGAGCTTGGCTTCTACAAGTTCTACTACCAGCTCCTGCACCACTGGATCTTGGACTTCAACGAGTACCGCATCTTCTGCGACCTGAAGACCAACCGGGACCGGAAGCGACTGCACGACCTCCAGCGCTGCCTGCGCTACTCGAACCTCTCTGCCACGATTGCCGACATCCAGTCGCTGCCGTCGCCGGAGGTCGCTCTGCTTCAGCTGTGCGACGTGCTGCTCGGCGCCGCCTCCAGTCGCATCAACGAGACCCTCGGCGCGGGAACCGCCAAGGAGGCCGTCGTCCGGAGACTGGAGGAGCGGCTCAACCGCAGGCAGATCGGGCCGACATCGAGGACCGAAGAGAAGTTCAACGTCTTCAAGATCCGTCTGGGCGGAGGCTGGTGATGCCGTTGCCGCCGCTTCTCCAACTGCTCGACGAGGCCGCCTATCGGCAGCATTTTGTTGGCACCTACTGCCGTGGAGTGATCGAGACGCATGACGGTATTCGCGTCTTCTTCCGGCAGAATCAGTTTGACCACGCGTTCTACGAAAGCACCAACCGCGACGGCGCCAAGGACGCTTTCTCGTGGGTGCGGGCGCAGCGCATGAACTGGATCGGCGCCACGCTGACCGATCCGGCGGCCGTTCGTTACCAGGGGTGGGTTGCCAGGACGCGGAGCTACGACCCGGCGCGCAGGGTCGATCTTCTCTATGAGGACTTCGTGGTCGTTCTGGCGCTGGGGCTGAACCGCGACGGGGCGCTGAGGGCGAACTTCGTCACCTGCTTTCAGGCGGACAACAGCGTGGCCAAGATCCGCACATCGCCCCTCTGGACCCGGGAGGCCTGCCTGAATGCGCTGCGCTGAAAGAAATTGGGCGCTGATTCGCCATGCTGGCTCAGCGCCCGAAGCCTCGATTGGTTCAAAGCCGCTAGGCAGTGAACTCGCAGATATACATGCGAGCATAGCGCCCGAATGTCAAGGATTTGTTGATGGGCGGGTGGCCCGGTCCAAGGGCGAAGCCTGTAGGACCCATTCCATCGGACCGGCTCAAGCCTCTGAACTGAAACATCATTTTACCGGTCATCGAGTTCATCTAGCGAATCCGGGCCGACCGGGAGCCTGCCAATGACCAAGGCATCAACCGCCCGCATCCAGGACACCGAGAAGCACCTGTCGCAGCTTCCGGCGCTGCACCTGCTCCAGAAGATGGAGCCCCGCTGGCGGCTGCTCACACGCGAGGAGGCGGAGCGCGAGCGAGGCGGCAAGCGCGCCAACGTCTACCTCGACGGCATCCTGAAGGAGAGCCTTGCGCGCATCAACCGGGTGGAGCTCCGCGGGCAGTTCTACCCCTTCACCGAAGGCGGACTTGCGGAGGCCATAGAGCGGCTGAAGCGGCCGCGCCCGTCCGGCCTGCTCCGCATCAACGAGGAACTGACGGACCTGCTGCTCCTGGGGACGGCGGTAGAGCAGACGGTGGACGGGATCACGCGGGCGTTCCAGGTCAAGTTCGTCGACTGGGCAGATCCGTCGGCAAACGTGTTTCATGTCTGTGCCGAGTTCGATGTCGAGCGCGAGCACACGACGGATACGCGGCGCCCGGACCTTGTGCTGTTCGTGAACGGCATTCCCTTCGCGGTGATCGAGTGCAAGGGCCCGTCGACAGGGGTGGAGCAGGCGGTTTCCCAGCACATCCGCAACCAGCAGGACGGAGAGATTCCGGGCCTCTTCCGGACGGTCCAGCTTCTCGTCGCAACCAACAAGAACGACGTCCGCTACGGCACCGTCGGCACTGCCGCCTCCTTCTGGTCGAAGTGGGCCGAGCTCGAGGATCGCGAGGCCGATGTCCTGGCCGCGATCAACGCGCCGCTCGATGCCGACCAGAACCGGCAGACCTTCGCCGACGGCTTTCGCGAAGACCGTGCCTCCTACGACGCTCGGTTCGGACAGGGCGACAGGCTCGTCACTGAACAGGACCGCGTGTTGTGGGCGCTCGCCCGCCCGGAGCGTCTGCTCGATCTGGCTCGCCGCTTCACGCTGTTCGACGCCGGCGAGAAGAAGATCGCGCGCTACCAGCAGTTCTTCGCTGTCCGCAAGATCCTTCGCCGCGTGACAGGCGAGCGCGACGAGGAAGGGCGCCGCCGTGGCGGCGTGATCTGGCACACCCAGGGCTCGGGCAAGTCGCTGACGATGGTCATGCTGGCGCGCGCACTCGGCCTCGAACCGTCGATCCCCGATCCTCGCATCGTCCTGGTGACCGACCGGATCGATCTGGACGAACAGCTAGAGGGCACGTTCAAGGCGTGCGGCCTCGAGCCCAAGCGCGCGACCACAGGCCGAAACCTGCTCGATCTCGTCGCAACCGAGAAGCGGGCCGTCGTCACCACCCTCATCAACAAGTTCGACACCGCCCTGAACGTCCGCGACTTTTCCGACCCGTCGGAAGATGTCTTCCTGCTGGTCGACGAGAGCCATCGCGGACAGTACGGCCGGCTGCATTCCCGGATGCGGAAGATCTTCCCGAACGCCTGCTATCTGGGCTTCACCGGCACGCCGATTCTCAAGACCGAGAAGAATACCGCCGCCAAGTTCGGCGGCATCATTGACGTCTACGCGATCGACCAGGCGGTCAAGGACAAGGCGGTCGTGCCGCTCCTGTACGAGGGCCGTCATGTCGAGCAGCGTGTCGACGAGACGGCCATCGACGCATGGTTCGAACGTGTGTGCGCCGGGCTTTCCGAGGATCAGAAGGCGGACCTCAAGCGGAAATACGCCAGGACGGCGCGGCTGTTCCAGACGGAGCAGACCATCGCCCTGATTGCCTTCGATGTGTCGGAGCATTTCCGCCGCACCTGGAAGGGGACGGGATTCAAGGGACAGCTGGTGACTCCCTCCAAGCGGTCCGCCATCCTCTACAAGCGGGCGCTGGACGAGCTGGGCGTGGTCACTTCCGAAGTCATCATCTCGGCGCCCGACGACCGCGAAGGCGAAGAGCGGATCGACGAGGCCTCTTCGGACGAGGTCAAGCGGTTCTGGAAGACGGCCATGGACCGCTACGGCGACGAGGCGACCTACAACTCGCGCATCATCGAGGCGTTCAAGAAACGGGAAGATCCCGAGATCCTGATCGTGGTCTCGAAGCTGCTGACCGGCTTCGACGCTCCCCGCAACACCGTCCTCTACCTGGCGCGCCCGCTCACCGAACACAACCTGTTGCAGGCGATCGCACGGGTGAACCGGGTCGCGGAAGGCAAGGACTACGGTTATATCGTCGACTATTGCAGCGTTCTCGGCGAGCTGAACCAGGCCCTGTCGAGCTACTCGGCGCTCGAAGGCTTCGATGAGGCCGACCTCGCTGGGACGGTCACGTCGATCAACACCGAGATCGAGAAGCTCGGCCAACGGCATTCGGAATTGTGGGACGTCTTCAGGGGCGTTGCGAATACGGCGGATGAGGAGGCGCTGGAGCAGCATCTGGCCGACGAGGCCCGGCGCGACGAGTTCTACGACCGTCTCAATGCCTTCTCCAGGACGTTGGCCATCGCGCTGTCGAGCCACGAGTTCGCGAACGAGCCCTCGAACCAGCGTCGCATCGCCGGCTATCGCGACGACCTTCGCCGTTTCGAGAACCTGCGCCGCGCCGTGAGAACGCGCTACCAGGATGCCGTGGACTACGGCCAGTACCGCAAGCGGATCGAAAAGCTGCTCGATATCTACGTCGTCGCGGACGACGTCCGGCCGATGACCGACCTCGTCAACATCTTCGATGAAGATGCGTTTGCCGAGGTTCTGAACTCCAACGCATCGGCGGCAAGCCGGGCGGACTCCATCGCCCATGCCACGAAGCGGACCATTGACGAGCGATGGGAGGAGGATCCGACATACTACAAGCGATTCTCGGAGCTCATCCGCCAGGCGATCGAGGATTTCCGGGCCAAGAGCATCTCCGACCTCGAGTACCTCAAGCGCGTGCACGACATCCGCAACCAGATGGTGCGACGAGATGCGACGGATATCCCCGAACCGATCAGGGACGATCCGCTCGGGCGAGCCTTTTACGGCTGCCTTCGCGAAGCTTTGTCTGACGTCCAGGGCTCCGGCGAGGCCAACATCGAGACATTGAGCGCGGAAGCCGCCGCCCACCTGGTCGGCATCATCAACAGCCATCGGCGTGTGGAGTGGGCGCAGGATCCGGACGTCGAGAACGCCATGAAGAATGACATCGACGATTACATCTTCGATGTGATCCGGGGTGAGCACAACGTACCGATTTCGCCGGAGGCGATCGACGCCCTCATCGATCGCTTGTTGATGGTCGCGCGCCGGCAGGCAGCGTGATGATCAGGTCGACGAGCTACGGAAGCGCGGTCATCGAATACACTCTTACCCGAAGTCCGCGCTCGTCCCTCTCGATATCGGTGCTGCCGGATGGCGCTGTCACTGTCGCCGCTCCAGAAGCGGCGAGTCTTGTCGAGATCGATGAGCGCGTCAGACGGCGCGCCCGCTGGATCCTGCGCCAGCAGAGGCGCTTCGCGGAGTTTCGGCCGAGGACGCCCCCACGGCAGTTCGTCGGCGGAGAGACCCATCGCTACCTGGGCCGGCAATACCGCCTGAAGATCGACGCCGCCGGAAAGGATCGGGTTCTTATCCGATCCGGGCGCCTAGTCGTGGAGACGCGCTTCCCGGACGACCCCGCCTGGACCCGGGTGCTGGTTCGCCGCTGGATGCGCCAGCGCGCGCGGGAAGTGCTTAAAGAGCGCTATGACGAAGCGCGCCCCACCATGGCGGCCCTGGGGATCGAACCGCCGCCGTTGATGATCTGTTCCATGAAAAAGCGTTGGGGCAGCCACACGTCGTCGGGACGGGTCCTGCTGAATGACATGCTGATAGCGGCGCGACGAGACTGCATCGACTACGTGATCGTCCATGAGCTCTGCCATGTCGTCGAGCCGAACCATTCGCCACGTTTCTTCCGCCTCCTGAGTCGCTTGATGCCCGACTGGGAACGACGAAAAGATCTTCTCGAAAAGTCAATGCTGTGAGGTCGCAGCAGCCTACTGCTGCAATCGGCACGCCCGCGCCTGGTCCCGCATGACGGCGTAGTCGCTCAGCATCTCGGCGATCGCGGAACTCTCCGGCAGCAGATCGAGTTCGTTGGCTACATTTGGCCCGTGTATGCGCTTGCGCTTCACCGAACGGCGAATCGATCCCCAAAGATCGCCTTGATCGTATGCCCGCCCATGTAGAGGCCGCAGTAGAGAGCGGTGAACGCGATCAGGTGCTCCCATGGGATCGTCGGCACCTGCAGCTTGAGCACGCCGTTGAACAGCACGGGCGTCAGCATTGTGTTCTGAAGCCAAAGATAGAGGTTGAGGTACATTCCGCCCGGCCGCCACCAATAGGCAAAGCCGCCGTGTTCCGATTCCCGGTCGGCCAACAGCTCCGCCGTGTGCTGCTCCGCAAGCGCGACAGCCGCCCACTCGGGCCCACGCTCGGCTTCGAGTCTGGCGAGTCGCGCTACCGCCTCGGGATCGCTCTCGATTCTCTGCACCGCCTGCTCGGGCGTGGTGACGCCGAGCTCCTTGAGCACGGCGCCGCCGACGGTGGTCACGATCGGGCCGGCCTTGCCGCCGATAATGCCGCCGAGAATGTTGAGGCCAGCGTTCGCGAGCGGGCCTGCAAGCATGTTCCACATGTCGGTTCTCCTTTCAGAATGAGCGCAGCCAGCCGGCGAGCCCGGGCGCGAAGCCCTGTACGCGCGCGGCGATGAGGTCGCGGTAATGCCAGGCGAGATACGCGAGGAAGAGAATGGCGATCACGGCGACCACGATGCCGCCGGCAGTGATCCAAGGATCGCCGACGATGCCAGGTTCAACCGTAGGCTCGGGCGCGACAGCCTCATTACCGCCGGCGACAGCGGCACCACCGGCTGCCCTCGCGCCGCCCTGCTTAGCCTTGCGTCGAGCGTCCAACTCGCGCTGCAGCGCCGACAGCGTCTGCTTGCCGATCAGGCCGTCAACGGTCAGTCCATAATGGCGCTGAAAGTCGAGAACGGCCTGGCGATCGACCTTGCCAGCAGTAGCGCCCGGCTCGTAGCCGACCTCGCGGAAGGCGTCACGGATCTCTGCAATCTCGGCCAATGAGACAGAGATCACGAAGGTCGCGAACTGAGCATCGGCTGGTGCGACACCGGAAGCGATCCGCAGATCACGCGGCCAACTGTCGAGCAGGATGACGTCGGCCTCCTCGCGTCGCCGCCGTTCGAGGCCGGGCAGCACACGCCCGCCGCCCTTGTTCCACAGCGCCAGCCGCGAGCGGACTCCAGTCCAATCGCGCGCCTTGTACGAACCGACCCACGACGCGCGAGCGATCGCACCGGTGTTGAAATGAAACGAGACCGCACCGTCGAAAGCATGCTGCGGCACCGGTCCCATTGCCTGGCGCACCGCAGGCTCATAGTTGCGGGCCAGAGCGAGCTTGAGCAGCCGGCTCGCCTCGGCACGGGTGATCGTCATGCCCGCGCGCGGTGTGACGACGCCGCTCGCCGCGGTTAGGCCGGCGCCGATGGTCCATTTGCCGGCCGGGCAGCGATAGGCGGTCAGGGCGACGCCCTCATGGGCTTCGAGGAAAGGGATGCCCTTGTCAGTGCTGGTCGTTTGCATGGTGCCTCACGTGCGGAATCGAAAAGCCCGCCGGGAAGGCGGGCTGGCGGGTGGATGATGCCTGAGCGGATCAGGAGCCGTTGCCGAACAGCTTGAGCTTGATGGCGATGCCGGCGAGAAGCGCGAGCAGGATGCCGGTGGTGATCAGCCGCACGGCCGTCTGCACCACGGTGCGCCGCACGAAGCGGATGCACTCGATGAGCGAGCGCAGATCGCGGACATCGAGGGCCGCCTCCTTGCCTTCGAGCCCGACATCGGCGAGCGCTCGGCGTGCGCCGCGCTCGGCGGCGCGCGCGAGCAGCTCCTCGAACTCGGCTTCGGCCATACGGACGTAGCCGTCGTCGGATTTCGGCGGAGTCATCATCGGGTCCTCAGTTTGGCTTGGTTTTAGACTTTGCTGTTGCCGGCGCCCGGCTCACCGCCCCGACAGGGCTCCCACACGCGCCAACGTCGCGGCCACGGGCGGGTGTTCGGCCAAGGCGGGACCGTGGCGCAGGGAAGTCGGGAACTCGCGCCCTCTGGGCGCCTGTGGCACAGCGTTGGCGCCTATCCGACCTTGCAGCCCCAGAAGGTGGTGTGGTCGGCGGCGAAGTAGCCGTCCTGGGCGCGGAAGTACCCCTGCAGCTCGACCGTGTCCCCTTGGGCGAGGACGGCAATGGTCTGCAGCCACAGCGCCGTCGCCTCGGAGACGTGGGCGCCCGAAATCTCGCCGAAGGAGCCCCTGATCTCGGTCGTGCCGTTCAGCACCAGCCGGCCGCGCATGCGCGCCGACGTGCTGGAATTGACCTTGTAGAGGAGCGACGCCCCGAAGAGGTAAGTGCCGGCAACGGGAGCGACGAACCGATTGTTGCCGGCATCGAAGGCGTTCTGATCGTTCACCTCGGTGTTGTTGATCGCGATCTTGGTCCAGGTGTCGACCGCGACGTAGTTGTCGAAGTTGGTGTAGCCCTTGAAGCGCGGCAGCCGCGGCTGGTCGACGATGCCCGTCTCGTTGTCGACGATGAAGCCGTTGAAGAAGGCGCTGCCGTCGGCGGAGACGGCGACGCGGAACTTGTCCGATCCGAAGAGGCCGACCAGCGCCTTGGTGACGAAGTCGGTCTGGAACACATAGCCGAGGTCGCCGCCGGCCGCCTCCTTGTTCATCGTGTAGAAGAGATCGCCGCTGCCGCCCTCGCCCGTGGTGCGGGCGGTCCAGAGCGACGCATTGAGCTTGGCCGAGAAGGGATTGGACGCATCCGCCGTCGTCCCCAATCCGAGCAGCGCGACGTTCTGAATCTCGGCGCCGCTGTCGGGCAGCCCGACCTTCACCCAGACGAAGGAGGCATCGAGGACATAGAGCGTGTCGTCGGCGAGGTTGTAGACGCGCCAGCCGGGCTTCGGCTCATGGAAGACCCAGACGCCGTCGACATAGGCCGCAAGCGTGAATGGCTTGTCCGCCCAGGCGCCGGTCGGTTCGTCGCCGGTGATGTAGCGGTCGCCGTCTGCCGGGCTCGCTGGCGGATCGTTGCGATAGAGCTCGACGATCGCGCACTGGACGAGGGTGTCGAGCTTCGCCAGCCCCTCGTTGACGGTGACATGCTTCTGTGCCTGCGAGGCCGCGAGATAGGGCAGCTTGAGATGCGTGCTGTCAGACATGGATGGTTGCCTCCACAGGCGTGCCGCGCCCGTAGCTCTGCGAGACCTGGCTCACTGCGACGCCGAATTCGGTGACGGGATCGCCGAAATCGGTCGTCTGCTGCGGAGCGGAGTAGAGGACGGACGGGCTGGTCACCTCGATTGTGCGGACGACCGCGCCGGTGCCGCTGTTGCGAATCTCGACGAGATAGCGCTCGCTCTCCTCGCCGAGCGGCACCTCGAAGCCCCACGAGTCGCCGCCAATCCTCGTGCGCCTGATCCAGGTGATCAGCCAGTCGCCGGTCGCGGGATCGCGACGGCCCTTCAGATGCACCGGCGAATAGGGTCGTAGCCCCGCGCCCAGGTTCGCGAACACGATCTCCTGCGCGAGGTCGCCCGTCGGGCTCTGCGGCACCGGAGCGGCCACCCAGGCAATCTCGGCACCGAGCCGCGATAGCGTGAACGACGGCCGCGGCTGCCGCGCCGGATCGAGCAGGATGAAGCGGGTGCCCGCCGGCTTGAACGCCACCTCGTGCTCGGTGCCGAGCTGGCCGCGGAGCAGCATGGCGATGCGATAGCGGCCCTCGCCGACCAGCTCGGCATTGCGGAACTGCAGCACCTCGTTGCCGACCAGCGCCGCGTTGGCGCCGGCGAGCACGCGCTCCTCCGGGAGAGTTTCGAGGCTGCCGTGGTCGAGCTGGACCTCGAACACGTTACCGCGATCCCAGCGCCCAACCGGCCCGGGATGGAGGTCCCACAGCGTCTCGCCGATGGCCGACGGCGCCGAGGCGACCGCCGCCACCGTGTAGTCGAGACCATCTGCCGTTGGCTGGTAGAGCACCGCACCGCGGAAGCGCCCGGGCCCGACCGGACACGCCGCCACATAGAAGCTCGGGCCCGACGCATCGTGCGCGTCGAGCATCAAGGGCATGTCGAGGAGCTCGACGCGGATCGGCGCCGGCGGCTCAGGCGCCGACGGCGGAATGGCGCCCGAGCCCGTGTCCACGGTCACGAACTCCGGCACGCCGCCGTCGGTGGCGATGCCTCTGACCAGGACCAGGCCCGGGCGGCCATAGGTCACCGCGGTAACGAGCAGGCGGCGCGTGGCGCCATCGACCGGCACATCGACAAGATCGGTCGGATCGAGCCTCAACCAGCGCGCCGGCAGCTTCAGGTCATAGGCCTCGCGGCCCTGCCAAATCTCGCGCAGGGCCCGCTGGCCGATCGCCTGCGCTTGCTCGATGGTGAGCACGATCGGCAGCGAGAAGGTGGTGACGCTCTCGGAGCGGCCGACCTGCTTGCGCACGGTGGCGGTCGAGGACTGGTAGTCGCGGCCCTCGTCGATGTGCACCACGTCGACGGCGATCGGCAGCTCCGTGTCCTGCGTGCGCTCGACGCGGATGCGCGAGCGATCGCCATCTCCATCGGCAGCGCCCAGGTCCTGCGCGTCGATCGCGACATTATTGCCGGCGCCACGCTTCCGGAAGACCAGCACGCCGCCGGTCTCGACCGCATCGAAAAAGTAGGCGGTCTGCAAGACTGCGATCATCTCGCGCACGGCTTGGCGCTCGGTGACCACGTAGCCGACCACCTCGTCGTCGAGATCGCTTGCGTCGAACTCGCCGTCTTCGAGCCCGGCCATGCGGCAGAGCTCGGCCACGATGTCGGAAAGCCGCATGTTGCCCACCTTGCCCTGTATCCAGTGGCCGAGCCGGTAGTTCTCGCCATCCGACCAGACCCGCGTCAGCGCCGGGAACCACGGATAGGGACGCGCATCCCAGGTCCACAGGAACAGCCGCTCGACCATGCGGCCGCCATAGACGCCCGAGACCGGGTTGTTGGCCGGATCGGCCCAGAACTCCTCGGTCGCCTCGATGGCGGCACGCTGCTGCACGCGATCGACGGAGCGGTTCGAGTAGTAGGGCGCGAAGCTCTCACTCGACTTCGGATCGATGAAGACGTTGGGCTGGTTCGCCGAGCAGTTGACGGAAGGGAAGCCGTACTCGGTGAACCAGATCGGTTTCGACTGCGGCACCCAGTCGGTCACCGGCCCTGTCGGCACACCGTCGACCCGCTCCCGGTGCTCGCTCGCCCACCAGTGTTCGATCGCCTTGTACGCGTAGAAGGGATCGTCGATCGGGCTGCGCTGCGGGTCGAAGCCGCGCCGGGCCAGATCACGGTCCTCGGGAGTCTCGTAGAAATAGGAGACGAGCTCGCCCCCCGCCCAGCCGGCCTTGAGCGCCTCCTTGTCGTAGGTCGGACGCGGCGCATCGGCGATCGGGAAATAGGCATCGATGCCAACCACATCGATGTTCGGGTCGCCCCACAGCTCGTCCAGTGGAAACCGCACATTGCCGCCGCCGAGATCGTGGTAGCGGTACTCGGTCCAGTCCGCGGCATAGGTGACGAGGCAGCTCGATCCCAGCCCCGCCTTCGCCTCCGCCGCAATCTGCTTCCAGTAGGCGACCGCCGGGTAGACGCCGCTCGCGTCATGGATGCGGTTGAGCTCACGCATCTCCGAGCCAATGGCGAAAGCGTCGACGCCGCCCGCCTGAACGCACAGGTCCATGCAGTGGCGCACGAAGCGCAGGTACCCATCCTGCCGCGTGAAGAAGCCCGGCACGTCGGCCGCCGCGCCGGTGATGCGACCGCGCCAGGGAAATGGCGCCGGGTCCGGCGGCGGAATGTCCATCATCAGGAACGGATAGAAAAGGACCTTGTAGCCGCGCTGCTTCAGATGCTGGATCGCCCGGATGACCGCGCCGTCGGCAATGGTGCCGCCATAGAAGAGGCCGGTGGACCCATCCGGCTTTGTGAACGTCGAGACGCGCGGCCAGGCATTGCGGCCGAGTCCCGTCACCGACCAGATGTGCGGCGCCGTCTCGCGCGTGTCCCAGGCATTGAGGTGCCACTCGACCTCCGGCCGGATCGAGCAGGTCGCCACATCGAGCGAGGTGCCAAACCAGGCATAGACGAGGTTGATCCATTCGACGTTCGGAATCTCCCGTTGAAGATTGTCGATCGCGACGCGGAAGTCCGAGCGCCTCTGCCCGGTATTGCGGTTGATGGCGCCGCCCGAGCCCGGCGCGCCGACAGCGCCGCTGCGGCGCAGATCGCGCACGACGTCGGTGTCGTAGGCCCACTCTCCCGAGGCCGGGATCAGGCAGATGGACTTGATCAGATGCCGCGCATCGCCCGAGCCCGCGGGCGAACCACGAAACACCTCGACCTCGAAGTTCGGCAGGCGCGAGCCGAACGGGTTCAGCCACAGATTCTCCAGGACGACGTAAGCGAGCCCACGGAAGGCCGGAGTGCCATCGGCACCCTCCACCGCCTGAATCAGCGGGTCGGGATCCTGGTCCTCATCGCCATAGTAGAGCCGGATCTCGCCCACATGCTCCGGGTCGATCGGCTGCTTGTCGGCCCAGATGCGGTAGATCGAGGTGAGCGGACCGCGCGAAATCCCGAGCGCCACATCGGCGTAGTAATGGTAGGTGACGGTCTCGATGACCTGCCGGCTTCCACCGCCCCCGCCCTTGCCGCCGCCGCCCACCTCCTGACGCTCGACCATCCGCTCCTCGCGGATGCCACGCATCCAGATGATGTTGGCGGCAAGCCGCGTGCGGCCGAAGACATGCGGAATCGGCTGGCCGTAGGCCGAGCCCGAGAGCTGGAACTCGGAGATGCGCGCGCCTTCATTGCGCACCACCTCGCGCTTGGCGAACAGCTCCTGCTCGATCAGGCCACCGACATAGGCGCCGACCAGCGCGCCGATGCCCTGACCGAAGCCGCCACCGACCAGCCCGCCGACGGCGGAGCCGGCGAGCGTCAACACCAGTTGGGCCATGATCGATCAGGCTTCGATCTCGAAGGTGAGCTGCGGCAGGCGATTGCCGAAGGGCGTGATGTAAAGATCGGCGAACACGGCATAGGCGAGCCCGCGATAGGCGGGCGTGCGATCAGCCCCCTCGACCGCCTGGATCAGCGGATCGGGAGTCTGGCTGGCGGTGCCGGTGTAGAGCCGCACCTCGGCCGCGTTCTCGTCCTCCCATGGATTGCCGTCGGCCCAGATGCGATTGATCGACTGGATAGGGCCGCGGCAGAGGCCGATCGCCACATCGGCAAAATAGTGATAGCTCACGTTCTGCACGGTGGTGCCGCCGCCGCCGCCGCCCTTGCCGCCGCCACCCACCGTGGTCGTGGACGTGCGCACCTCCTCGCGGAAGCCGCGCATCCAGATGACGTTGCCGCCGAGCCGCGCCTTGCCGAACGCCTTCGGGATGACGGCGCCGTAGCTCGACGAATGGACGCGCAGGTCCTGCAGGCGCGTACCGTAGACCGTCTGCTGCGGCGAGCCGCCGAAGAGCTGCTGGTCGACGATGCCGCCGACATAGGCGCCGAGCACGCCGCCGAGCGCGCTGCCCAGGCCCGGCAGAATGAGGTTGCCGAGCACCATGCCGCCGACGGAGAGGACGAGACGGGCCATAGTAATGAGGATACGCGTCCGAAGCTGATATTTGGTGTTCAGACGGGTTGAACTACATGAACTTGGACAGACCGCGCATCCAGGCATTCCACGCCCAACTGGTCCGGCTGGTCCCATGCAAGCCGGAGGAAGCCCGCGGAGACCTGCGTGCGATGGACCTTCCGAAACTGCTCGGATGCTACGTCAACTGGGCCGACCGTTTTGTAGCACCACGTCCGCGTCGCGCGGTGACATGGGACGGATTTTTAAGGCACGGAAATCCGGAGCCGCACTGGGATGCGATCGGCGCCTTGGCTGCAGTGATTGAAGCGGGGGCAGATCTCAAGCCCTTCTTATCCGAGCGCATTGAGCATTGGGGCTACACGCCCTCCAAGAGGAACGAGAACAACAAGCCGCGTGGCATCGAGTGGCGTGACAAGGACTATGCTTTGAACGCATATGACACCCACCATCTCCACCTCAGTACGAAGATCAGGTCTGATGGGTGGTCCGAGCGCACGCGCGGGCTTCTCTACGTGAGCTTTTCTCGGAACGACGCATTTCTTCTGATGGTTGGCGACCATAACAGCTTTGACGATGGATCGTTGGCCAACGCAATCGCCGCGGCGCGTATCGGTACCACATATGAGCTGAAGGGTATTCTCGGCCCTGCTCATCCACGTTCTGCGCTGGAACAGAACCAACTCCAGCGGCGCGGTCTGACTACCGCCTTTCAGGCTGGCGGGCAGACGGTCCTGGGCGCTCTTCTGTCCACTGCCGGAACATCACCGCTGCACACTATGCATGCTGACCGCATGGTAGACTTGATCGAAAAACTGGACAGACAGCTCGACAACCCTGGATTCGGCCGCGAATGGTTCGAGGAGAACGACAAGGCCTATCCCTCCTCGCCCGAGTTCGAGTGGGCGGTCCAATATTGTGACCTCTATCTCGTGGAGCGCACGACGAGTGTCGGGTTTCCCATTTTGACATGGAGACGCTGACTTGAGGCAATGATCGCCGCTCTCGTGTCGAACTTGTCGCGATCGATCAATCACCCATCCCTGGCACGCTGAAGGCATGGCGCAGCTTCGTCCGCCACCAGTTGGTCAGGTCCTGCTCGACGACGGCGCCGGCCTCCCGGTAGCAGTGGATGATCCGGCCTTCGGGCGCGGCATAGCCGCAGTGGTGCGCCGGGCCCTTGCCGAAGCCGAAGAGCAGAATGTCGCCCGGCTTGATCTGATCGAGCGGCACCTCCTCGCAACGTGCGGCGAACTCGCGGTACATGCGCGGCTCGGCGCGATAGAGCTGCCAGGTCGTCGTGTAGTCCGCGGCGATCGGCACCTTGCCGACGAACGGCTCGGCGGCGCCGCGCACGAAGCCGACGCAGTCGGCGCCGACGCCCTTGATCGCCGCCTGGTGGCGCCAGGGCGTGCCGATCCACGACCGCGCTTCCGCAATCAGGTCGGCGCGCGTGAAGGTGCCCTTGCTCTCCCCAGGACGATGCGCTGTCGCCGGCACGCTCATCAGCCGAAGACTCCGCCGCTGCCACCGCCGCCCTGGGTCGGGTAACTGAAGACCTTGTCGTTGCCGGGGATGTGCGGCTCGCCCCGGAAGTTGAGGATGTTGCCGAAGCGGGCGTGGCAGGTCTCCGGCGTCTTGTCGCAACCGGCAACGAGCCGCACCTGGTCGCCCTCCGCCATGGGCCGCGGCATCGGCGTGAACAGGCGGATCGCCTGGTTGATGTGCGACAGGATTTCGGTCGCGGCGCCGGCATTGGCGCCCGACAGGAACGTGCAGGTACCGAAGGTGAAGAAGCCCGAAGGTCGTGCCGTGTCGATCGTGAAGCCGTCTCCGCCAGTCACGGTCTCGATCATGGACTCGTCCGTCAATGGCCCGAGATCGACGCCGCACTCCGGGCTGCCAAGATCGACGCGGCACAGCCGCGAGTAGAGAATGCCCTGCGTCTGCTGCAGCTTGTTGGCCAGCCCACGGATTTCGGCCGAGAAGCGGCTGTCCGCGCGTTTCACCTCGCCGAGCCAGCCCTTGCGCAGGACGATCCGGCCCTGGCTCAGGTCGGCCCAGTTGACGAGGAAGATCTCGATGCGCGCGCCGTCGAAGAGGCCAGAGGTCAGGTCCTCCGGCCTGAGCGCATCGTCATCGAGGAAGCCGTCGACGTCCAGGTTGTCGACCGAGAGATCGGAGCCCGACTTGATGGCGCTCGGCAGGAATCCGGTGGCCGCGGTGTAGACGAGCCCGTCGATCTCGAGGTCCCGGTCGTGATCGGTGAAGCCGCGGGTCCAGCCATCGGCGCGTTCCAGCCGCCAGCAGGTCGCAAGCGTCGTCACCTCGCCGTCGAGATGGGCAGCGAGTGTCGCGGAGATGGCTTTCATGAAGGATCAGCCCCTGATCTCGATCAGCGGGATGGACGGCACGATGGCGGAGTCGAAGTGGCGCATGGTTACGGCGAGATGATCGCTGTCGAAGCGCACCGGCACGTCGAACTCGAAATCGGCATAGGGTTGCGCGGCCGGCTCGGTGTCGAACGTGACGCGACCCGTGAGATGATCGACCGCCGGCGAGACGATGTTGCCATCGATCCGCACCACCACCGTGCCCGGTACCGGCTTGGTGATGACACGCGCCTCCTCGCTTCCGCCGCTGGCGTAGCGCTTCACGAGCTGCCAGACGAGCGGCGAGGCGGTCGGCGCCAGCGCCTCCGCGTCCGCCTGGAAGTCCGACCAGTCCTTGAAGCGAAAGCCGTAGGCGCGGCCTTTTCTGGCGCGAAAGAAGGCGATCACCTCCGCCATCTGCTCGCGGGTGCGGATGCCGGTCGAGATGTCCCAGCGGCCGCGGGCAAGGTCCCAGTTCTGGTTGCGCTGCTCGTAGCCCGAGGAAACCGAGACCACGTCGGTGGAGTATTCCGGCCCGCCCGTGGCGCCGCGTGCCACCGCATCCGGGAAGCGCACGTCGTGGAAGCCGGTCACAGGTTGCGCCTCGCCCGTTCCATCGCCGACGCCATCTCCGCGACGAGCTGGCTCTGCGAGCGGCGGAACGAGCCGGCGTCGGGCGTGGTGATGTTGAAGTTCAGGATCAGAGGCGGCTCGCGAGGACCGTCGCGGTCCCGACGAAGCGCGGCCACCTCGCGCCGCGACAATACTCGCTCGCCCGTCTGCAGGATGGCCGGCACTTCGTCCGGCCTGAGCATCGTGCCGCCGCGATGCATGCGCGGGGCATGGGCGAAGGCGAGCGCCGGCATGGGCCGGCGCGTCATGCCACCAGCGGCGGTGACGAGGCCGCCCTCATGGAAGAGGCCCGCGAACAGCCCACCGCCCGATCCACCGAACAGGCCGCCGAGCCAGTTCGCCAGCGGCCCCAGAAGGTTCTTGCGTAGCTGAATGCGGATCAGATCGGCGACGATCGAGTCGACAAGCGTCCGGAACTCGAGCTTGCCGGTGGTGACGAACTTGACGATCGCATCCTCCATGCCCTTGAAGGCGCGGACCATGGCATCGCCGACCTCCTTGCCGACCTCCTTCGCCTTTTCGGCATAGTCCTGCAGCGCGGCCAGCGCCGCCTGCCAGCCAGTCTTGGCCGCTTCGGGCGCTTCCTTGACCTTAGGCTTCGCAGCCGTGGCGCTGCGGCCGGTGGACTCGATTGTCTCGTTGAAGCGCGCGGCCGCGTCAGTGGCGCGCTGCATGCCCGCCGCGGAATCGTCGGAGGCATCCCGCATCGCTGCCCGCAGGGCTGCGATCGATGACAGCGGTGCGGTCATGGCGGCGGCGGTATCGCGCGCCGATTGCGCCAGGTCGTCCGCCTTGGTCTTGGCGGCATCGGCCGCGGCGGCGAGCTCGTAATATGCCGATCCCGCCCGAATCGCACTGTTGCCAAGCGCCAGCGCGGTCTCATCGAGTCCGGGAATGTTGCGCGCAGCAGCCGCCACGCGGTGCAGGAAATCGGCCCAGCCCTTCTGGAGAGTGGACAGGACTGTGAGCCAGAGCGCCTCGATCCGGGCGAACACCGAGCGCAGCGTGAGCCCCAGGGCCTCGCCGCCCATGCCGATACGCTCCCAGACCTCGCCCGCGACATCGCCCATGAGGCGCATGGCTTCGCCGAAGCCGCCGGCGCCACGCACGAGGCGCCCGAACTGGTAGATGAGTTCGCCCGCCGCCACGATCAGCGCGCCGATGCCGGTGCGGATCAGCGCACCGCGCAAGAGGACGAGCGCTGTCGCGAGGCCGCGCACCGAGACGGCCGCGGCGACCATCCCCGCAACCCAGCGTCCGGCCATGAAGGCCGCGAAGGTGGCGGCATAGCTTGCGAGCCGCCCGATGTTGTCGAACAGGCCCTTGATCGCTAGCCCGAGCGGCCCGGTGGTGCGGGCGAGCGCCGCCATGGCATTGGCGACAGCTTCCAGCGCAGGAGCCGCGGCGACTGCGAGCTGGTTCGAGAGCCCGCGCCAGATCAGCCCGAGCCGCGACAGCGCATCATTGGTGCGCTCGATCTGGCGAGCGTCCTGGTCGGAGACGGCGACGCCGAAGTCCCGCACATCCGCGGCCGCCTGGCGCAGGGTCGCCGTGTCGATCCGGCTGAACACGAGGCCAGCCCGATCGCCGAAGAGCTGCGAGGCCACCGCCGCGCGTTCGGCCTCGGGCACATAGGTCGCGAGCGCCTCCTGAATGGCGGCGATGCGCTGATCGAGCGGCAGACGACGCAGCTCCTCTGCCGTCAGGCGGAGCCGCTCAAGCGCCTTCACCGCAGGTCCGGACCCTTGTGCTGCCTGGGCGAGCCGCCGCGTGAGCTGCAGCGTGGCCTGCTCGATCTCGCCCATGGAGACGCCGGCAAGGTCGCCGGCGCGGGCAAGCACCTGCACGCTCTCGGTGGTGGTTCCGAGCGAGGCCGCGAGCTT